CCGATCTTGACTACAACATGGCACAGTACAGCAAAAACAAAATGCAGGTTTATTTTTTAATGATCACTGGGTTTCCTACAGAGACCGAAGAGGACCATCAGGCATCGTTGGACCTGCTGACCAAGTATCAACGATTTGTAGCAGATGGTACCATCATTGGTGTCAACTTAGGTACCACACTGACCATAGAGCAAGGCACACCCATGTTTGATCAGCCCAATACACTGAACATAATTGGCATCAACAATCAGCAGCCGCAAGGTGCAGATTGGATGTGTACAACCAATCCTGAATTAACATATAAAAAACGTATCATGCGCAGGATACAGGTACAAGAACATTGTGAACAGTTGGGATACACATTCTGGAAAGGCGATGATCAACTCAAGACGCTGATGGACAAGTATCAAGAACGCTTGGCTAGAATTCAGGAGTTGGTGCATTGAAAATTCAATTGAATTTTGCTGTAGAACGAAGACTGGGCGATCCTTTGATCAAGGTCACCATTGACGACTACATGTTGTTGTATGATGGCATTGCACAGGACAATTTGGAATTTGACGTGCCGCTGACTGACGGCAATCACGAATTAAAAATAACACACCATGGCAAAACTGTGCATGACCATGTGTTAAACTCAGATGGCAGTATTGCCATAGACAAACACATAGAAATAGTTGGAATACACTTAGACCATACCCCGTTGACCAATGAATTATGGTTGGGTAAGTTTTTTCCTGTGTACATGCACAAAGCCGACAACGAACCGTATTCAATATGTCCCAATTTGTATCTGGGGCACAATGGCACATGGGTGCTAGAGTTTGCAACTCCTGCATTGAAATGGTTGATTGACATCAGGCGCCCAGGTCCACAATTGGGCAATACTATTTTTAAAACCAATCATCAGGTGCTCCAAGAAATCAAAAATATATTTGAGAATTTGCCCGATGTTTGATTACAACAGTATCACTGAATATCAAATTGAGATTACAACATATTGTAATGCAGCCTGTCCTCAGTGCCCTCGCAATAACTTGGGAACAGGCATCAATCCCTACATGCCACTCACTCACTTGCCACGTGTGACAATTGATCAAGCATTCAGCACTGAATTGTGTCAACAGTTACGACAAGTGTTTTTCTGTGGCAGTTACGGTGATCCCATAATGCATCCAGATTTCTTGGACATCTTGCGTGACTTTAGGCGCAAGAGCCCTACCTTGTGGTTGTACATACACACCAATGGAGGAGTGCATGACCCTGAGTACTGGGCAGAAATAGCTGCTATCATGAACGGCTACGGTCAGATAGACTTTGGTATTGATGGGCTGGCAGACACTTTACATCTGTATAGAAAGAATGTAAAATACAGCAAAGTCATCGACAATGCGCGAGCATTTATCAATGCAGGCGGACGAGCACAATGGAACTTTATTGTTTTTAAACACAATGAATATCAAGTTGATCTAATCAAGCAGTATAGTCGAGCACTTGGCTTTCACAATGTTTTGATTAGAAAGACTGGAAGATTTTTAAATCATAACACTATGACTGAAATGAATTCGTGGCCTGTGGCTGGTGCTGATTATGTGTTGGAGCCACCCAGCAATGAAAAATATCAAAATCATAGTATGCAATACCTGCCTGAGTTAAAGAAAAAATATATCAATATCAAAGAATATTTTGACTCTACACCGATACAATGTGATGCACTGGCTGGAAAAAAAGTTGCTGTTAATGCCGAAGGCGTGGTGTTGCCTTGTAATTTTTTCAATCACAATTTGTATGATGCAAGATTTAGAGATGGCACATTGCCTGATGCAAACTCATTGAGCACAGTGAGCGGTAAAAACCAAGTGCGTGAATTTTTAGAACGTTATGGATTAAACAATCTAAACATACACAACAAGACATTGCCAGAAATATTTGCCAATGAGTTTTGGCAAGATCTAGTAGAATCATTCAACAACCACAACAGACTATTTGAATGCGCAATGACCTGTGGTGAAAAATTTACAAAAGTATGGGATCAATCACGATGAAAATGTTAATAACAGGCGGTAATCGAGGACTGGGCAAGCACCTAGTGGATGTGTTTGGTGCAGACAGCGTAAGCAGAGCCACAAACTTGGACATTACCAACGAACAAGCAGTCAAGCTGATTGCTCAACAAAGTTTGAATTATGATGTGTTTGTGAATAATGCATTTGATGGTCCTCCGCAAGAGGCCTGGGCTAACTTTGCGCAAACAAATTTGTACATGGCTGTGTACGACAAGTGGAAAGATGCCGGCAAGAGCGGACATATTTTCAACATTGGTTCAGTGGGCGAAAAACATGTTGTTGCCGCTGAACCTAGGTTTGAAACATACCGTGTGGCCAAAACAGCACTGGCACATGCCAGCCGGCAAGGCACCCAGTCATTCAAACAAAATTTAGTGCAGTTTAGAACCACGCTGATCACACCAGATCGCTTGGATACAGAATTAAGCCGTAGTCGCCCTAATTGGACAGGCAACGGCATAGTATTAACAGATATCAGCAATTTTATACGATACGCTACTGAAGTGTCCCCAAACACTGTGGTAGAAGAGGCAACTTTTTACGTGAACTTTGAACACAAGGCATAACTATAACACGAAAGGCAATTCCCGAACACACATGACATGGCTTTATCAAGACACCCCAGTTGAGACACTGCCTGAAGAATGTGTGGGATTTGTTTATCAGATCACAAATAATCTATCTGGACGCAAGTACATAGGCAAAAAATTAGCGAAATTTAGTAAAACAACGTACAAGACAGTAAAACAAAAGAACGGCATCAAAAAGCGGAAGAAGATACGCACCAAGATCGATTCAGATTGGCGTGAGTACTACGGGTCAAGCCCAGAATTAACCGCAGACGTAATCAAACTAGGCACCGAAAACTTCTCCAGAGAAATACTTTATTATTGCAAAAGCAAGTCTGAATGTAGTTACATTGAGGCAAGAGAACAGTTTGCAAGGCGAGTATTGGAATCAACAGATTATTACAACGGCCATATACAAGTACGTGTGCATGGCTCACACATCAAAGATAAAATTTAATCACGACTCTGTGCTGAGTGTTATGACTCGGCCCCATTGAGGAACGGTGCAATACCCGGTCTGGACTTGGGCGTCAAAGAACAGCTACTAACTTAAGGCAGCAAACGATTGGGGCGATGAGAAAAAGCAACCCCAGCTTATAGGATTTGGATCTATTTCGGGTCACTAGGGTTCCGTTGACATGTGAAGCTAGAGTAGGGGGTACCGGTCAACCGCCTCCGTGTTGGAAACAACAATCTCTTTAGAATAGATGACTGCGGTCACTCAGATGATGCATTCAATTCACCGTGCATACGGTGAATTATGACCACAGTATCTAGATGATACTTAGAAGACAATCAGTTGATGAACGAAGTGAAATCAACAGAACTGCGTAGCAGTTCTTTCATGTGTGTATTCCATGTAATACAATACTCAATCGCAAAAAATCTGATTGCGTTGGTGGATTGCCACAGTGTAAAATTTTACTGTTAAACACAATCAGTTTGCCTGGTTCGGGTGGTTCTTGATGTACCAATTTGTTGTCTACTACAAAATCTGTAGAGCCTTGTGTGGCAACATTGTTGAGATATATCAAATAACTTTTATAGCATCCGCTGAGATTTGTGCTGACATCAGTATGCAATAACGGTTGCTGATTTTGAGTTTGCCCAGTTAATGCATATCTCATGAGTTGAAAGTTGGAACCTGCCAGTTCATATACTTTGTCAAACAACTTGCGCCACTGTGGTGCCATGGTATACAATGCATTAGTCTGGTTGTGATACCAGGTTGCTGCATTACTTTCTACATAAGGTTGTAATCCTTGTGCCAGATAATACCGCCAAAATTTTTGTCTGAACACCCAGCCGTGAGCATTCAGCAATTCGTCAGACAACAACTGCAACCAGTCTTTGTCAATAAAATTGTGATGTGTTGATTCAATCATCTAAGTTGGTATCTGGCCAATCTCTAAACAATGCGTGTTGAATGTTTCCACTTACAAACTGATTGAAACTTTTGTGTTTTTCTTCTAGTTCGCCCTTTTGAGGGGCCACACGTTTGAATGCACTGTCCATTTGGCCCATGTCCCGGAACTCCATAATGATCATCCATTCGGGCATGTCTGCAATGCTACGGAATCCCATCTTGCAACGTGTGATTCTATAGGTTTCCATACGGCCTTCACTTACTAAATGATCAAAGAAACTTTTCATTCCGTTAACCCAGTCTATGTCTGAGATGTCTCCCTCTTTGTCTGCCCAAATTGTGTATAAATCCATTTTTACTCCAGTGGTCCTAAGATTTCAAATCCATCTATTTCGCTTTTGTACAGGTGTGCTTGCTCAAGGTACAAGTACTTGAATCCTCGTGATTTGTATATGGCACACTCTGTTTTCATTGTTTCTATGCCCATGCGTAGTCGGGGGTTGTGATAGGTCCATGCAAACTGATCGCACAAGGCATTGTGTTCGTCATAGCGTTTGATCAGTGAAAATGCCACTAGTCGGGCCTGGTCATAGTATCCAATTATATCAGTCATTGGATCGGTATATCTACTGTCAAATATGGGCATCACGCTTGAAAACTTTTTGTACACGCAGTAATCACGATAGATGGCATTGAGTGCAGGTATGTCTGGCCGGGTTATGTACATCCATTCTATGTTTATGTTGTAGTTGGTTTTGCTGAGATCTATTCTAGCAAACTGATAACTGCTCATCTAGGATCCTGTCTATGATTAAACAGCCCGGTTAGATATTCTTCTGGCCAGGCATGGTAGAATCCTTTGGTACCCATTTGTTTTGCGGCTGTGTTTAACTTTGAAAGTCTTTGCACTAAAACTAGAGCATACTTGCCTTGATTCATTA